TTCTATCATCTTTTCCGACTTGAGCAGCTTGAACCTGACCTTTTGCTGCAGCTTCTGCCATTAATCTTTGCCCTTCAAGAGATGCCGCAATTTGTTCACGCGCTAGTTTTTGAGCAAGTTCAGCAAACTTTTCTTTCTGAGTTTGTTCAATATTAAACATGGTTCTACCTAACAAACCCTGTTCCTCGCCCACATTCCTTTGTTGTTCTAATTGTTGAGCAAGTCTAGTTTGTTGAGCTTGTGCTGCTCCTCCACGAACACCCATTTTTGCTTGTTGTGCTGCAAGTTGTCTTTGAGCTGCTTGTTGTTGAACAGCTAAGTCTCTAGCTAGTTGTTGACGTTGAATCAATTCTTCTTCAGAACCAAGTCGACCTGTGAGTGTAGAAGGAGGTTTATAAAAAGGTTGATTTCTTACTGAATCAGGTTTCACAATATTTATTGCCATATATCACCTCAAAAATATAACAGTTGCTGTTCCACTTCCCGCAGTCGTTTTTTTTAAATAAACATAGTCCTTGGACCATGGTGTATCCCCATCAACTATATCCTGAGTTGAGGATCTGACAATAATTCTTTGTGTGGGAATCACTCCTAGATTATGCCTAAAAGATTGCTCGTCATTTCCAGAAAATGAAAAGGTAGCTTCAAAGCCTTCAAAGTTTTCAGTCAATCTTAATTTATTAAGACCTGTCGCCAAATCTCTAAGGGAATTCGCAAGATCAACTGATAAATACCTAACCGTATCTTCAATTGCATCGCCAGATCTAAAGATTTTAAACCCTGAGAACTTCATTTTACTAACCTTGGTTTATATGGAGCTGCAATGGAGAACTCATACCCAGTTACGTTAATATTCTTTTGCATCTCATCATTGAAAAGAACTGCCCTAACTGATTTGACTCGGTTATTATTTAACTTCTTAATATAGGTAGGTTCACTTGGGTCACCCCATGGGCTTGTCCCATATGGAGCTAATCCATAGCCTTCTCCACCGATTTCTACAGTCACCTCAGATTTTGTGTCTTGAATCCAGTTAACTTCAGTCCTGAATGTGAGAATAAACTCATTCTCAATCGCTCCGGTACTAAAAATAGAAACCCCAATGAAAGACTTCAAGATACTTGCTTCACCTAAAAAATCCCATGCTGACTTCCAATAGCATGTAATTGCCTCATCATTGGCAGCATAGTCATATCGGGTATTAGTCGTATGTAATCGATATAAATTGTATCTCAATGCGCCAGAGTATCCTGAATAGTCTCTTTCTGTAAAAAAGACGTTATCTTTATATTCTACTACACCACCACCTAAGTTATAAATATCCCACTCAAGCCATGCATCTCTTGGATACTCGTAAACAAACGTGACAGAGTTTGAATTGCAATAGACATTCCCTGACTGAGTACTTTCGCAAGGAATGAATAACCAATATTTCTGATTGATACGATCATGAAAACTGACTGATCGTTTGAGCTTCCAAATTTTTTGAGAGTCAGATTCTCCAATTTGGTCAAAAATAGGATCTATGCGACTCACAAATGGGTTTTGTTCATATTGACCCAATCCCCTAGGCACCTGCCCGCCTTGAAGGATTCTTGGACCTTGAAGGCTCATGAACATTAATGCGCCTCTCACGTCTTGAATTGAAGCATGAGCGGCACACCCAATATCATTTGCAATCTGATCAACTCGGTAAGATCCTCCTGAAAAATCCCCTGATAAAACGTGAATGGACTTGCTTTGAAAGATAATGAAAAACTCATTACTAGGGGCAATTCCTGTGATTCGATCCCCAACAATATCATTCACAATCACTTGATTATCAGGAATAGGGAAGTATTCAGGACTTTCAATATCTGAAAATGAGCAAGTATTGACATCACTTAGAGAGCCAGAGACTGCAAGAAGCCCTTGAAAGGAATTAATATACCTTCCTTTTGGAGGGGGGCTGCGATCGGTGGCAGGTTCTATATACACAGCCCCTAAGTTAGCATCTGCAATATTATCTCTATAAGTTTGAGTGCTAGTGAATGAATTATTTGGAAGTTCTACTAGGTCATACCAGAGTGTTGGTGTACTCGCTGAGTTCTTAGATCGATATAATCGAATCCTCAGATTATTAGAGATCACTGCGTTATCAGCAACATTGACCGCAGCGCCAGAAATAGTAATCGTCGTTGAAGCAATAGCAGTTACGGTGCGCTCTACATAACTTGCGCTCACTCCATCGTAAAAATAGGCCGTGTCTCCTACCTTCATGGTGTGACCTGTGCTTGTTCCATTATCAACGGTAATTGTCGTAACTCCTGCCTGTAATCCATTCACTACAGCACAGTTTGTATTATACCCACTTGCAGCAAGAACATTACTTACAGTGACGTCAATTTGATTACCGTTGTAGTCTACGACGTTTGATAAAATCCAATTCCCTTCAATCTCATTTCCTTGATTATCTTTTTGAAGAATGCTGACTTTATAACTGTAGTTATCAACTCCTAAAACTCCAGCCACGGTAGAATCAGCGAGAGAAATAGACCCACAACTAGGGACACCAGCATTATAAACATTTTGACCGTCATACTTCTTTACCGAATCATATCCGTTTGAAAGATATAAAATATTGTAGAGTTGAACCCCTGAGGTGTTCTCAAAGTTAGAATCATTCTTATAGGTAGAGTTTCCTGGAAAAACAGTACTCGGTGAATTAAGCTGAGTCCAATACCGCGTAGTCAATGAAAGACTAGCTGCTTTGAGATCATAATCAATGGTTGTATCTAAAAAAGCCGCTGGCATTGTGCTCACAGTTGCTGAAGCTGAAAATCCAGTTATTGCATTAATAGCTGAGACTAGACTTGAAACGGCTACTGGAGACCCTACGTCAAATCCTAGTCCTAAACTATAATTAAGAACCTGACTTGTCCCTTCATTGATTTGACAACGATACTCTGAATTATCGTCATCGTAAAAGATACTTAGGGAACAAAAGCTTGCTGATCCTGAATAGGTAACTGTAAAAGTACTTTCAGACAATTTGTGACAATTACTATCAATTGAGATTAGCTCAACCGTCTCCGCTCCAGTAGTAGTATTGTAAGTCTTATAAGTGAAAAGGCCACATCCACCTTTAGTTACTGCAGATGATTGAAAACCCTTTGGTTTTTCTATTGCTCCGGTATTAGTAAATTGAATATTTCTCAGTGCGGTTGCGTACTGTTCAGGGAATTTAAGATCCGATGACTTGTAGTCTACACCTGCAAGATTCTCGTATCTCTTAACAAACTGATATTGTACGGCCACCACTCACCTCTAAAGTTCATATCCTAAATAAAATGGATCAATGATTGGAATTCTATCAGGATCGTTATCAGGCTCAGAGAATGCCATTCTTAGGGTATTCTCAATTTTACTCATCAATGCTGCAACTTCTTGCTGATCAGTACTAGAATCACGAACAAAGATTCTCATATTGCAATATTCAAGAAGATACTTTTCGCAAATATCAGGAAGTTGAGACAGGATAGTTGAATATTTTCCCCTCAAAACATAATCCCCAACTTCAATCGTCTCACCCGATTCAAAGGTAAATCCTGGCGTGATCGTTACCACTCCAGTCACACCACTGACTGAATCAATTTTAATATTTTGCATCTTAATATTTCCGTACTTATCGCAAACGGTAATATAGGGTTGCTCATTCAAAGCATCTGCATCGAGAGAAACAGAAGTACTTAAAACAAGGCTTGTGATGCTATTTGTTGTCAATGTTACTGAGTCGACTGTGCCGCGAGTAATATCAAGATAGGGAATGGTTTTTTGATAGACAATTCTTAATTTTCCACCTTGTTGGGGGGGTGGTTGAATAATAAGATTAGATCCTTGCCTCAAATAGAAAGAAGGATTTCCATTTATTCCGTCAATCCGTTCTTTGAGGCTTCCTTTTCGTATCGGATAGAAGTCCTGATCCAAACCTGAAGGACTATAAGATATATTATCAATTCTAGTGCCCATGTAACAATGAGAAGGAATTGCATAAGTTTCATTTCCGATTGTTACATCTTGATACTTTTCAGTCATCAAAATAGTGGGAAATAATGAATTAATGATAGAATGAATTTCTTCTTGAGCATCATTCAATGCCTGCAAAAACTCCTCATCCTGTACACCAGCAGTCGGAGTCCAGTCCTGATTTCCTGTAGCCCTTCTAGATACTGTGATGAGTTGTTCTGCAGTTCTCATTATTCACCCTTAGGCTTCATTTTTCCGATAATGAAAGCGATTTTCGTCTTATCCATTGGAGAGGATTCTTCTTCAGAATCTTCACCTTCATATTCTTTCATGTCCTCTTCTTCTGGCATACAACACTTTTCAAGAAGATGCTCCATGCTCATGTCATACTTTTCAGCCATTGCCATAAGTTCACTATGAAGTTGCTGAACTTTTTTTAGATCTTTAGCGTTGATCTCTTTTTCTTCATTCATTTTTTCTTCTGTCATCATAATAAGTTAATTCCTTCAGGTTAATGCAGATCTATAGTTTGCCATCAAACGAGTGAGCGCATTTTGTTGATTTTCTTGAGCTTGTAAAATTGATTTTGTTTTGGAACTTAAAGCATTCATTAAGGCTTTTTCTTCAATTTGTTGCATTAAATTTTCTCTTTCGGCTTTTGTTTGATACAACGCACTTAATAGTGATCCTCCAGCCTGTAACCCAGCTCCTTGTAATTGCTGAGTATTTTTGGAAGCATTTAAATCTTGAGTTTGTTTTTGTTGAGTAATAAAATAATTTAATAAGTTATTGTCATTCATAATTATTTTAATAACGCTGATTTATAAGCTTCTACTAAGTTATTTAAAGCATTAACTTGACCCTGAGTTTTTGTTTGAATGCCAGTTTGTTCTAATTCTTGAGCCTGACCTAATAAATTCATTTGAGTTTGTTTTTGTTGAGCTTCTCTTGCAGCTTTTGACTGATATAGTCCGCCTAAGAGTTGCGTCGCTGCCAAAATTGCCGCTGCACCTGTTACTGGATCCATGATTCACCTCAAGAATAATTTAATTCCCAGTCTCCATAGTAAGAAGACCCGTCATAATAAAATGTAATAATATCTTTTTCACCACTACCAGTGGATAAAATCGGAGCTTGAGCCTGTGGCCACTTAACTCCTGCAGGATAAACTAGATCTAGTGGAGCAGCTCCTTGAATTACAATCACCTTGTAAATCCCACCTGCAATAGGATTCGATAAAGTGAGAGTCACATTCCCAGAAGCTGAGGCAAGACTTAAGACTTGAATGTTTCCATTATTCCAGTCAAGAGTTTGAGTTGTTCCACTTGGAGTTACAGTTGCTGCCTGAGTGAGTGCAAGATTCTTGGATAACTTTGCTTGAGTGACCGCATTGTTATCCAGCTTTGCCGTAGTTACACACAAGTCTGTGAGACTCGCCGTGACCATTTTGTTACCGTCCCCAGACCCTGTATGGTTATGGTTAGATATCTTAGTCCACGTCGTAGAAGATAAAGTACTAGACCAGTTTCTAGTCCCTGAAGTCGGTATGGTTAAGGTCAGCCCTAGGCTTAGCGTAGTGTAAGGCATTTATTCACCTTTGATGGGTTTAGGATACTTTGCTTTCACTTCTAGTCGTTTTTGTTTCAAAAGCTCCAAGGCATCTGCCCCCCCATCGAAGTAAGCATTTAAAAAATCTTGAGGACTAGGATACGCTCGAATTCTGTTTTGTATACAATCCTCAAGATCTTTCTCGAAAGTAACATCGAGAACTTGAATTGTATATTCTGCTCTTAACTTAACCCAAGTTTTTAAACCTGAAACTCCTTCACGTGCTTCTGTCTCTAACACGTCAGCATCATCGTACTGTTCTTGAGCTTGTGGATCTGTTTTTTCTAATACCCAACGTTCAGG